CAAAGTGAAGGGACGCTATTTATTGAGGCTAAGAATTATCCACATCCAGTTACTGGAAAAGCTCTAGTACCGCTTGCTTTTAGTGACAATACCTATAACAATCGAATTACTCTTGCTGGCTCTACTGGAAGCAATCAGTTTAACTTTGATGTGGTGGCTAATGGCTCTCATCAAAGAGCAATTCTTGGGAATTTTGTAAGCAGTGGACTTAAAACTATTGGTGGTTATAAATCCACGGGGTCTGCGGGTTCTCTTGATGGGGCTGCTGTAGTTACATCAAACACTCCAAATATTCCATCAGTCATTAGTAGGCTTGACTTTGGCCGGTCTCATGATGGAGGCAACTTGATTAACGGTCACATCTCCCGCCTTGCGTACTTCCCAACTCGCAAGGCTGATCAGGAATTAATCGACCTAGTAAAATGACTGAAGAACTAATCGAATCCCCACCAACACCTGGACCATTCTTCCGGTTTGCTGATGAAGCAGCTTGGCTTACAGCCGCTCGTACTGCTGGCTTCATCACTACCATCATTGATGAAGAAGGCAACGAAACAGAACAGCTACAGGCTTACACCCATTCCCACGCCATTGATGTCATTGGTGCCATTTCAGTAGGTGGTGAGTGGGACGAAGAAGGCAATGAAACTGTCGCTCCAACACCACTTGACGGCTTTCACGTCAATTATGTAGGCGATTTGCCTGATGGTTGGGAAGCCTTTGAGGTAGCACCAGAAAATCCATACCGGGTGTTTGCTTGAGTGCCGAAAGATGGTTTATCAGGTCAAAGCAAAAATCGTCCATTGACTGGGCCAGCTAATGTACCTACGGAAAACGTTTTCACTTCCAAAAATGATCAAATCTTTGATTGCGATTGGTGCAGCCGCTACGGCAGTTGCATTGGCACCAGCGTCTGCCCTCGCTGGGCCTTATCTAAATCCTGAGTTCAACGGTGCAACTGTTGGCGATGATTACCTAGGTGGTTCGCTAAACCTTGATGTTGGCTACGAAGGCGGTGAAGGCGCTTATTCCTGGTTTGTTCAGGGCGGTCCTGCCATCTTGATGCCAAACGGTGCCGAGAACGAGGTTGAGTTTGCCGGTAAATTCGGGGGCTCAGTCCAGGTTGCTGAAAGCGTTTCCGTTTATGGAGAACTCAGCGGCGTAACTGGCGACGACTTCAGCTGGGGATCAAAGCTTGGTCTGAAGTACGGCTTCTGAGCTAGTCTTTAACAGAGCAACTGCAACCTTCCCTGGTCTCACACAGCAGGGGAGGTTTTTTCTTTGCAATCTGATCATGCAAAAAGTCTTCAACGTAATGTCGGTCGCAGCATTCACGATGTCAGCAGGCATGGTGATTGGAACGGTGACGCTTTACACGCGCATCCCATCGCTGACGAAGTATTACATGAGTGAATTAAAACTAGAACTGACAAAGCTAGTGACTGACATGGTTCCAGCAGTTGATGACGTGATGCCTGAGCTGCCATCAGCTACAGGGCCAGCAATCGAAACGCCTAAGTTGCCGTTCTGATTCGGTGCCTGAAATACCTGATATTGGTGTGGGGCGTGTGTACGTCCCAGAAATACCAACTTGGAAAGGTATTCCGCCGCAAAGCATTCCGCAAGAGCCACCAATCACATTAATGCTGGGTTTCCCGGTCGCTGATATACCGGGTGGAACGATGCCGTCGTATGACGCGATGGACATTACACCTGGAACGTTGACTTATGGATCAGCTAAGCCGCCAGTAATTGAGGCACCAAAAGAAAAACCGGCTGCCTCCCAACAACCGGCTAAGTCCCCTTCACCGGAGGCGTCCAATCCAACCGGCATTCCAAATGTAGACACAGAGTTGCCATGTCCGCCACCAGACGCAATACCTATAGGAGCTAAAAATAAGCTTCAGACTGCTGTCATCACTGGTTACAAGCGAGTCGATGGAGAATGCAAAACCCAGTTCAAGTCGTTGGACATACCAGCGATTCTCGGCAACCATCTGCCTGGTTCACCTGTTGTGGTTACGACTGCGTCGATTGCGGTTGTTGCGACGACAGCGGCAGTCTTAGCCAAGCCATTAGGCGATATTTTGCTAAAGGTGATCAAGCCTCTAGTTAAAAAGACGATCAAAAAGATCAAGGAGAAGCTGGGGAAGAAGGCTGTTGTTGAGTCAGCTTGGCAGCGTCGGCGTTTCCAGCGGTACTTAAAGAAGTAGGAATTGAATGTGTGTGGGGCGGCAAGACACCTGGCGGATTAACTAGGACGACATCAGCACATATTGACGCGTATGGACTGGAAGGGTGAAAAATCACGCCTTCCTTCATCAGGTCAGCGCAGTTTCGCAACCTAGCTATTTCGTAATTCAGCCGCTTGTCAGCAAGGGTTGCGTCTAGAAGTGCCACGGATTTTTCGGCAGCTTTGCGACAGGTTCGTACGTGATGACGATCCAGCGGTATCGAAATTGTGGCAGTGATGCCGCCGTTAATCGATAGGTTGGTTTTTTGCCCTGTTCTGACCGGTTTGTAAAAAAGGACATCGCCCGGATTATCTGGTCTTCCGTCTGGGATGGAATTGCCTTCTGAATCAAACGCGCCAATAACATCGATCGTGTCATATACAGGTTCGTTGTAGTGGCTTTCGTACGGTTGTGCCCAACCTGTTGTCGTACTGATAAAAGGGTTGATGTTTAGCGTTGCACCTTGGCAGCTAATCCCACCGCCGTAGGTGTTAGTGAATTGTTTTGAGGGTACTACCTGGACAGCTTGATTTGTAACCGATCCTGAGCTGTTTGCTACTGGAGCGGCAGTGCTTGAGACCTGTGCTTGTGCTGGAGCGGTTAGCAGCAGAAGCGTTGCGATAACTCGCTTCATTGGCTGAAGGTGCTAGTCGTCTCGGTTAAAGATTCAATGTCTGTTTCTCTGTTGATCAGGGTGTGGTTTGTAAGCCCTGGCCCTTGGAGCGTTTCAACAAACTGAAACGATGCACCTTGGTTGACGATGTTCCAGACAGGTTTGCTAGCAGGGTCAAGGCCAGTCCAGCGACTAGAAACACCATTTAATGTATTGATCGTTGTTGTCAGGCTAGCTGGAGCAATCGCCCCGTTTACTGGAGCGATATTTGTTCCAGAAACGCTTAGCTCATAACCTGTCCTGTACTCATAAGAGTTGATGACTTCAGTTACTTTTGTCTTGGTGCGTGTCGTGGAAGACAAAACACCTTGCTGAAAATTTGGCACTACAGGAATTGCTGCAGCTGGAGCAGCCAAAAGCAACAGCAGCAAGATCCTCATCGGATAGTTAGCTCTTGAATTACTTGACCAATGGCAGAAGTTCCAGCACCACCAGCAGTAATCGACATTGCGCCATCAGTGGCAATCGTGCCAGCCAGTAAACCAGCAACACCGCCTGATTGGGTCAAAGTGTTTCCCAACATTGGCAACGATCCAACCACACCTGAAGTTACGGTTGTTGCGGATGGTGTGGCATCACCTTCTATAAACGACTCTGAATATGAAAAAGCGTCACCAGAAGTAGTAACAGAATAAGAGCCAGGAGTGTAACCAACAGCGGACCCTGGAGTAAGTGTCCCCAAAGATGGAGCAGTACCCAAAGTGACGTTAGACCCAGATACAGCCAAAGTAGAGCCGAGTCTGGTCGCTTGCGATGCCGCTCCATCAACAGTTAGCGAGATTGATGATTGAATTTTGTGCGTAATGTCTGCCGAGGCAGGACTTACCGCAAAAAATGTTAGGCACGATACAAAGAGAAAACGTCTCATTTGGGTTTGGACGTAGAGGTCTGTTCCTTAATTGTAGGCTCTTCTTTTTTAGCTTTTTTGTTGCCGCCAACAGCTAAGCCAAATGACGCAGCCGTACCAGAAAGAATGGAAGCTGGGTAGGTGGGATCAAGGGATTGCTTGAAGACGCCTAGGTAATTTGCCGTCAGGATTGCCATTGCCCAAGCAAGCAAGACAACCTTGATGACATCACCTAAACGTGAGTTGTCGTTTTCTTGCTCTTGCTTTGCCTGTTCTTCTGCCATGATGAGTTCACGCTAGAGGTCGAATGGTGGTTGAAATCTGGGCTGCTGTTGCTGGTGCGTCAATAGGCGTAGCGGCTAGCGGTGTCCGGGGAGCAAACCGCCAAAACCAAGACGGCAGGGATTCGTTGGTGCGGCTCACTTCAGCTGTCGATAATTTAGCGTCAAGAATGGATGTACTCCATGCTGATCTGAGGGTTCGAGATCAGGAGCTATTCGCTCGAATCTCAGACTTAGAGCAGAATGTTGCGCGACTGGAAGGCCACGCAAATCGGACTTAGACTTCCGGCACACACAGTGCTGTCATGGTTTTACTCCTAAAGCCAATTCTGTTTAGCTTCATCAAATCAAAGGCTGTAAAGCAGCTGCTGCTTGACTGTTTGATCAAGATCAGCGAGCAAACTGACAACCAGCTTGATGACGTTGCTTGTAAGTATGTCCAGGATTTACTGTTCCCTGGAGATCGCGTTGAGAAGTAAATGTGGTTTTGGGTCGTAATCGTTGTGGGCTTATCACTCCTTCCGTTTTTCCAGTTCTTTAAAAAAGGCGATCCCCATCAGTTAGCTGCAATTGCGGAGCTGGAACGTTCCATTGATCAAGATCTGCTTGACGACGAAGCTGAGTGGTTTGAGATGTGGAAGACCAGTGGCATCCACCAAGAGGTGTATGGCGTCCCGTATTACAACCAAATGGATAGCCTTACCGGCTATGGCTACCGGGAATGCTTTGATGCAGCAGCCGCAATGGTTGTGGCGTTCCACCATGGCATCAAAAGCCAAGATGCTTATCGGCATATACGCCGAAAGTTTGGTGATACGACAGCAGTTCATGCTCAAGTCTCTGCGTTGAGATCACTTGGCTTGGATGCTGAGTTTCGCAGAGATGCGAGGGTTGAGGACATTGAGATTGAGATCGATGCTGGCAGACCAATCATGGTTGGCTGGTTGCATAAGGGTGATCTAACCAAAGGCAATCCAGCAGTGTGCAACAGCGAAGGGTGCGGCCACTGGAGCGTAATCATTGGCTATGACAAGGATGATTTCATTGCCATGGATCCAATGGGTAAGCCAGATATGGATCATGGCGGTCATGACACCACAAAATCTGGTGAGTTGATCAGGATGTCTCGGCCTGCCTTCTATCAGCGTTGGTCTATTGAAGGAGAAGCAAGCGGCTGGGCTGTGTTTGTGGATCGATGAACTGGGGTTATATCAGTGCGTTCTGGACGACAGTTGTGATGAACTGCGTTCAACCTGTGAATTGGCAAGCTTGTTTACCAGTGCAGGACTGGTTATTTCCCGCTATAGGTGATTACATACGATTTAAGACGGAGGAACCTTATGCTTCCGAAAAGCGAGTCTTACGATCCATCAATGGAGTGGATGGTCGTTGAGCAGAGTCTTGAAGAGGAATTGACGCTCGAACGCAGTATTAGGGAGATTGAGGACTGCGAGAACATAGATGTGTTGTCACAGCTTTGTGTTGCTATGGCGCGTCAACAGTGGCATCAGGGCAAGTTACTTAAGCAAGCTGTGGAGCGGATTTCACAGTTTGAGTCAGTGAGTTTCTAGTTTTTGAATATCAGAAATAATAGTGTCAGCGGTGGAGGCAAGCGTAGCGTTGTAATGCTGTGATTGTATGTATTGATAGACAAGGTCTCTTATGAGGGATGACGGCTTCTGGCCCTGCAAATTTGCGTCTTCAATCAATAGGTGAGCGTACTCTTCCGCCAACAGTACACTGAAGCGAATACGATCTCCGTGCCTATTGGCCATTACCGAGTGGAACAATAGATTGACATTACCATGATATTGAATTGTCAACTTTTTTCTTCCATGAATTTGCTTGTGCTGATCGAGCGGAAGACCTCTGACGGCTTGACCCAGCTCTAATCTTTTTAGCTCCTTCAAGGAGCATTGCAGCCCTTTGTATATCAGCAGTTGTCGCTGAACGAACTGCTGCATATAGACGATCCAGCATCAGTTGACGCCCTGATTTTGGTAGAGGCATCAGCCATCGCTCCAGCAAGCGTTTGGTGGAACGTTATCTCATTATTCTCTGTTAGCACAATCCATGTGCCATCATTGCGAAAGATTTTAAGTTTCAAGCTTGTTGCGACAGTTGATTGATCCAGGCAAAATCTTCCATTGGTGAAGCGGTGATGACACTTACATCAACACCGCATGAAAGAGCAGCAGAGACCTGAGCTTGAAAGTAATTAGGGTCACTTTCGTAAGTTACTTGCTCTACAGATAGAGGTTTGTGGTCCTCGTCATAAGCGGTGAATCGAGCGATAGCTAATGGGAAGTGATCGTCATCGTCATCAACCTGGCAGTAGTACAGATTAATTCTTTGCTGCACGAAGACTAGCTCCTGAGAACTCTGTAAAAACTGATGCCACAAGGCTTTCAGCTTGATGACGCCCCAGCAAATTACCGCAACGCTTGCGAATCCTAACGACAGCTCTGTTGTAGTCATCGGGCGTAATGTTGAAGCTTGTTTGTGAATTAGTAAGAAGGTCGCGAATCAATTCTGATCGCTTGATGCCAGCACTTTCTGCTTGATCAGAAAGACGTTTGGCGATGTCCTCTGGGAGGTAGGTTTCGACTCTTTTCATTCCGTGATTTTACGGGTTTCTTTTTGGATTTCTTGGATTTGTTGGACGATTTAACCCTTGGTTTGGAGCGTACCGAAGCAACAGTTTCAAGGTAGCCCGGAGGTTCGGGAACACCAGCCTTGCTAAGGATTTCGCTCCAATTCATTAAAAGGCTTCTCGCGCGTATAGATGCCGTAAGTGTCCCAACCGTTCCAAAAGCCAGTGATAGCAATGAAAGAGGGTTGGGACAAGGGGTTGGGACAGCTAGATATGTCCCAGGTCTTCCGCTCCAATATCAATCTCAACAGAACCCTCCAAAAGGGTGGGACAAGTAAGCGATGTCTCAGGCTGTTGTCCCAGGGCAGAATCCGCTCCAGCACAAGAAAGTCCTATTGGTTGGGACACTTCTTTTATCTCTCCACGCGCAAGAACAGCCTTGTAATTCTTAGCTTGAGAGTTTGTTGGGACGGAAGATTCCACGAGCCCTTTCTTTTCAAGCCTTTGGAGCGTTTTACGAATAGCGTCATTCGACCCCTTGATTAAAGAGTCGTAGAAAAGCTCTTCCCTGGTGCGTGTCTCTGGGTGACAAGCACGAAGGCGTTGCAAGACTCGATCAACAACAGAAGCAGGCGAGCTGCCGCTATTCGCTCCTGTTGGAACGAAATCTCTGATGCTGAAGGAAAGATCTTCCTCCATACGCATTTCAAGCTGAGTGCCTGAGCGCCCTGAGCGAGACTTCTCAACGGTTATGAGGCGGCTATTGGGACCGACAAGGCGCTTCTCCTCATCTGTTGGCTTCTTCAGCGCCCAAGTCTCATCAACAGCGTCACGGATGGCTGTAGTGCCTCTGAAGCCTCCATTCTTGTTTGCGTGATGAATGATCAGAATTGTTGAAGGAGGGAACAGCTCTTTGCCTTCCTTGTTCTTGACGCCATTGTTTCGAGTAAGCCAGTACAGAGGTGAGGCAAAATCTGATTTGTTTTCGTCAAAAGCTTTGCCGCCACTGCAGCCAATTAAAGAATCGATGATCACAAGGGTTGGCTTGACTTCCTGCATCAGTATTTGAAACTGAGCATAATTTTGCAACTGCCAGTCAGTCTGAATAATTGTATTTTCATCCATTGGATAATCAATCTCTTCTAACTGCTCTTTGATCTGCATCAATGGCTGGTCTCCATTCAGGATGAGGACTTTGCCTTTTTTGACTGGGACGTGAGCACCCCGGACTTCAAAAGATTCTCCAGTAACAATTTTTTTAGCGATCGCCCAAGCTGACATTGACTTGCCGTCACCACCTGCCCCGTAGACAAGAACGACAGAAGGATGAGGTAAAACATCTGGGATGATGTAATCGCGCTTGTAATCAGTTTCTTTTAATTCAGCTGCTGTCATTTTTTTAGTGTCAAGAATAAAGGCTTGATGATCGACCCACATTTTTTCTAAGACTGAAGCGTCTCTAAAACCGCAACTCAGAGCTAGTTGATGCAATTTGAACTCTCTTTCAGCCGGATTTTTAAGCTGAAAAATTACTTCCATCTCTTCTATACATTTTTGGTAAGTAGTTCTTGAGTCTTTAAACTCTTGAATTACTTTGTCTTCTGCTTTTTTGACAGCCTGGGCCAGGTCGTCTGAGAACCTAAGCCGCTTGGGATCCTCCCTGTCAGCTAAATGAATCAATGTTCCAATGCCTACGCCATTGCCCTTGAAGGTGTTCCAAGTGTCAGCGCAAGGGTTGGAGTCTTCCCACTCAGAGGCGTAATCAGGGTCTTCTGCAGACCATGCTGACCAGAGCATGAAGCCCATTTCGTTAGGCAAAGCAGAATTGATTGCCATACCAACTCTGACCCAGTGATCCCTAGAGCCAGCGCCTTTGCATGGGATAACGCCTAGGCAGTCACGAATGATCTCAAAGATTTCGTCTTGAGTGCGGTCAGTGAAATCAAGGTCTCGTTTATTGATTGTTTTTGGCGATTGCTTCATCTCAGCAAGCAGCCAATCTGGAGCGACAGGAATGCTGGATAGGTCGCCAGAGATCTTGTACTGACCAGGTTCAGAGTTTTTGCTACCGGGATACTCGCCAAAAATCACGCCTTGGCGTTTGGAGTTCCAAAGGATCTCGTAGTCCTGATCGCCTAAGCCTCTGCCTTCAACGCTGCTCCAAAGGTCTTCAGGCACGCGGAAAAGGTATTTGGCTGCGTTGCTCTTGGTTGATGTGATTGTTGGAGCGCCTTCAAGGGAGGAGCCCCAGATCTTGAGAAGTTTTTTTAAGCCAAGGTCAACGTCAAGGATGACGATGCCATTACCGCGAATACCAGTAAAGACGCCTACGGCTTGCAGTTCTGGATTGCGCTGGATGCTAAGGGCAACATCAGCAGCATCAAACTTGCGATCAAAGCTTGCCTCTAAAGGGTTTTTCCCAGTAGCAGGCTTGCCTGAAGCCATTTGTGCCCCTTTGCGGTATATCGGCGCATACACCAATCCAGCTGGAAGTGACTGGACAAAGTCAAGAAGTTTCATGTAGAGTGACAAGTGAACAGATAAACATCTCCGGTCAGCTAGCGGTAGTTGGCCGGATTTTTTTATCTTAGCCCATATTGACAAGGTGCAGCAATGTCTGTAGTTTGTTGGGGCGTCAGGCAACTGACCGAAATTCCAAACAACACATTTTCCCGTGAAAATTTCAGACGATTTTGTTTCAGCTTTTCAATCAGAACCAGAAAATTCTTCTTCTTCAGCAACAGATTATTTTCGACCAAAAAGCGTAGAACCTGGCAAGCCAGCGGTTTTTGCTTTGCTTGAAGAAGACCCATGTGAGTGGTACTTAGTTTGGGGCACACCAGTCGCAGGCGGCAATAACAAGCCTTTTCGCTTTTTGGAAAAGCCAAGCGATGAGGACATCGAGTTAGAGCTTGGCAAAGCTTTTACCCGTGCCTTGAACTATGAGAAGACAGATACCGACAAGATTTACAAATGTTTGACGTTTCCAATTTTTAACTGGGAGTTGGGCGCTGTTCAGGTTTTTGAGATCCCACAGATTTCAATTGCAAAGCAGTTTTACACCTATGGGACTGAAAAAGCTTATAGGAATAAATTGCTTGATTATGATTTCAAGCTTGAAAAAGAAATTACAGGGGGCAAGACTAAGTACAACTTGCGTGTTATCCCTCGTGACGAAGAGGAGCATGACGATCTAGTTATGCAAAAGGAATGGAAGCGTGTCCAAAAAGCAGGTTTTGATTTAAACCGGCTTTTGACTGATGGCAATCCGTTCAGCGAGAATTGATTTCTCTCAGGCGTCAAACGATTGTTTGTGTAAGTCCTGAAAACTCCACCAGTTCCACCAGTTCCACCATGCAACAGCCAAACGTAAATCTCTTAAAGAGAAAAGGATTAGGACGCATTCTGCGAAAAGCGGAGCACAAGAACATGTTTGTAGTTGAGGTCAGCTATGACCCCGACAACGAAGAAACAGGCAGGGATTCACTTTGTTTCTTGCACAACAAGACAAAGCAAGCTTGGATGCTTGAAGCTTTGGATGAAGGTGACGTAATTGGCATTGAATTGCCATTGAAGCCAGGTCGTGGCAGCGATCCGCTGACTACACTTTTGCAAAACATGGATCAGCCTGAAGACATTCAGGCAAGAGGCCCTGCCATTGCAATGACAGGAGTTGAGGCCAAGATTGTTTCTGAGCAATTTTTTGCTGACAAGTGCAAAAAGTTATCAGGCAAATTAAGGGATCCAAGAACAGAGCAGGCTTTTAACAAGTTCCAAGAGGAACGTGGCCTGACAATGTCTGAGACCTTAGAGATCTTGGTGCGAGACAGCCTTATCGCTAAAGGCTTTAGCGCATGATTTGGAGCGGGGGTCTTGCGCCCCCTTTCTTTTCATGTAAAGTAAATTTGGGAAAGAGCGTCTAATGACCGGTACAACGGAACTGCCCGAGACAGTGACAGTGTTTTTAGAGGATGGTTCTGTTGCTGTTACGGTCGGCCATTTAACAGGATGGGTATCGAGCGCCCATTTAGTTGAGCCAAAAGCAAACCAGCTAATGCGTGCATGGTTGGAACAAAAATCAGAAGCTCTATTGAATAAGGACTATGACGGAGCAGCTTGACGCCCAAGACATATTGGCGTCACTGCGTCGATGGCAATTGGAACAAGATAACTCTGGTCCATTCAGGGTTTACAGAGATCAAGAAGGGCAGATATATCACTCTGTCACCCATATTCTGAAGCACACAGCCCCTCAAACACAGAAGGATGCATTGGAACAATGGTCTAAACGACCTGGCAGTTCACTGGAACGTGATCTTGCCTGTAACAGGGGCACTATTGCCCATGAGCATTGCGAGTATGTCCTCAAGACCGCAGCCAAGCTGGCACGTCAAAGCGCCAACAAGAAAGGAGCGTGGAAGGTTTGGGATGATGGTTTGGCACGTCCTCCAAAAGCCATCACCACCTGGGCACTTAAGAAGTCGCAAAAAGGCTCGCCAAAAGTTCCATGGCCCGCCCGTAAGTACGCCAGAGGTTTATCCGACTGGTTGGTGAGTGGGTCAGTAAAAGCCATTCATGCCTCAGAATTTAGTGTGAGCCATTCATCAGGCTTTGCTGGAACGGCAGATGCGTTGTTGGATACAGAGCTAGGTTTAACGATCTGTGACTTCAAGACAAGCGGTCGTGAGGCTGACAAGCCAGAAGCGTGGTTAAAGGATCATCAAGACCAGCTAGGCGCTTATAGCCTTGCTCTGCACGAGAGAGCAGGCATTCGTGTTGCAGGTGGGGCGGTAATTATTGGCAAGCCTGATGGGAGCATTCAACTGCGGATGCTCAGCGAGCTTGAGATGCGTGGCTGCGAAGTTAGGTGGCAAGAGCGTATGGACCGCTATATGGCAATGGTTGCTGTTGGAGCGGTGGGATGAAACTTGAAGAAGCGTTAGACCTTTGTTATCGGGGGAAGAAGAATGTGGCGAAAGCAGCCGCAGAGGTAGAAATCCCATTCATAGAGATGAAACGCTTGCTGACTGCTTACATTGAAGAACGACCGATAGACGGCCATTCATGGGAGGAAGAGTTAGAAGTTAGCTGGCCCTGGTGTTAATCATCAAGATCAAGGCGGCCAGTTTTTAGGGCATGAAGGTAAGCACGTTCAAGGGCAGTGAGCCCCTTGCTGTGTTTATGGTGGAGCGCCGCAAGCGCCCTGGACTTAGCGGCTGCGATGACTTCATGCGGTCGATTGTTCCAGTTAATGTCACCACTCATGACCAATCAACCTCTTTGATCAAAGTAGATAAAACCTGAAGCGATCGGATGCTGTCAAATTTACGATTGAACCTATTTCTAGCAGCGTCAACTATTTCAGGTCTACTTGATTTTTTATCATTGTCGTATTCTTGATTTACTAATTTAATGATAAATTCTAAGCGTTCAGGAATGTACTGTTCAAGGTGATTAGAGGCTTTTGCTTGTTGCCTGCCAACGATGACAGACACCAATTGATTGATGGCACGGTCGGCTTGTTGGCGTGAGATTAGTTCTTTGTTCATTGATCAATACTGTGGTGTTGGGTCGTAGTAAACTTCAGCTTCAAGTAATGGAATAATCTCATATTCAAGAAGATCTCGCATTGAATGTGAAAGGTGTTCATCCATCATATGGCGCTTCTTTTCACGCTCAATAACAGACTGAAGTTCTTTAAGGATCCTCTCAAGCTTGTCTAATTCGTACTCTTGTTCTGGTTTGTAGTGGTAAGTCATGAGTGGTTGCGAATAAAAGTTTTACATTTAGCGACTTGATCAGCATCAAGAACTTGATCACGTCCCCATTCGTTAGACAGCATCAAGCCATCACCCTCTTTAATTGAATTGAAGGTGCTGATGTAATAACTGCTAACAAGAGAACCAGCTCTAGTTTTAAAGAAGATGATCTTCTCAGTTTTGCTGGTGTAACGTCCCAAGCTTGCGATTAGGAAGTCACCGGATTGAGTGTTGATGTTCATTAAACGAAGGTGGTCGGTGATGTGCTTTGTGGTGCGTAGCCATTCCACTGTTTGGCCTGGTTTATGGCCTTGATTAGGCCACAGGTCATTTTGTCGTCACCAGTGGCCACAGTCACCTCCAAACGGTGCTGAAGCATCGCAAGGACAGTGTCTGTGTCCATTGGCTCAGAGGCTTCTTCTAGGCTTGGTCCGTCATCACTCAGCTGTATCTCAGCATGAACCGCTTTGATGTCTTCATAGGCTGTGGTGCGTGACACCCCATACTTTGCTGAGATCATGGTTGCGATTGTTTGAACCTTGGCATTCCTTTCAAGAAAGGATCGGGCAAAGCTATGGCGAGCTTTGACCTCAAGTTGAGTTGACATCAGAAAAAACTGGAAAAACCGGACAAAAAAAATTAATGGGTGCAGTGCTGAAGAATCCGAATCTTCGCTAGCAAGATTTCGCTTTTTGGAGTGCAAGCGCATTCCTCCATTAGCAAACCTTCGATATGAGACAAGTCTTCTGAGTTCAGTTCAATGAAGTCCTGAAGCGTGACGCCTGTCCATTCAGCTGTGAGTTCTTTCATCTGAGAGTTGGGTTTAATTCTTGTGGTGATGGCACGGAACAAGGCAAAGACTCCCGCCAAAGTTCTTGCGCGATTAGCTCATCCAAAGCCTTCTCGCGGTCGTAGGCGTCAATTTCGCCTGCCTCAAACATTGCCTGGATGTCGGCTTCGCTAGGAGGCCATTCTCCCAATTCGCTAGGCATTAAGTCGTCTGTGTTGTGATCCATTAGGTTGTTTGTGGTGCGGGGAGATGTGGGCCTGTTGAGTACCATGACGCGACCGATCCTGGTATGCCACGATCGGCTAATGCTGAATTAAGGTCATCACAGCAATCATCTGCTTCATACTGAGAACCGATTAGGTGATAAATCACCTGGTGTCCTTGTGTCTCCGTATATTGGCAGATGTGGAATAGTTGTTCGGGTTGGCCCATAAGCTTGTGGTTGTTGTTGGTGCGGAAGACTGATCTCCCTTGTGGCACATTAGCCGATATTTTAGGCTTCTGTCAACAGGCAAAAAAATAAGCCCTTACGGGCTTGGTTTTCATTGTGGCTTGAAGTGTTTCGATCCTGTCCCATGAACCTCAACAAAGATGTCCTCTTTGTCTCCATCACATAAGGAACAGGTTTGACACTGTGCCTCGGATGCCTCAACGGTTGCAGGGCACTTGTGACCTGAGAATCCCTTGCTCCCCTTAGGCACCACTGCGAAGGTTTTCCAGCCATGGCTTGAAGCTTCCAGGTAATCCCTTAAGCCATCACAGGAAGCTTGCAAGCTACCTTTGGCCCACTGTGCGAAGGGTTCCCGCCATTGGTGCGTATAACCTGTATGGCCTGCTGCTGCACCGTTGACAGCATGAAAAATCACAGGGTCGATGATGGCAGGATCTCCATAAGCTCCCCACCTAATTTTTTTGCCGCTTAGGTAACGCTCGCCATCGGAAACAGTTAAGTCCGTTTCGTAGCCTCCCTTCTTGTAGGTTCTCCATACTGCCAATGGAGCTTGGCCAGCGTTGACGTAACAGGTCCGAGAACCATCAGCCTGTTTCCTGTGTCCGCAGTTTCCGCAGATTGACAAGTCTTGTCCTGTTGCTATTGCTGTGACTGGGTCAACGTCAGCTCTGAGAATCCAGACCTGAGCCATGTTCCCGGTTTTCCTGTTGCTGCTCTCGAGCGTTAAGACAACGACAAAGGGCTGGCCATCAATCGGTGAGAACCCTTCTTGCAAGATGAATCCCTTAGGTTTTTTCATTGTGGTTAAGTGTGGTTGGTTGGTGCGGGAGAGTCAGACCCGGCCCATAGCGTAGTCATCCATAAATTCAGCCAAGTCACTAGCGGGAAGATGACCGGCGAGAGATCTTAGGATACGATCAGGATCACAGGAGTCCTCTACCAATTGTGCAAAGTCATCTCGGATCTCTTGTGACATGAGATTCTGAGACTCGTAAGGCTGATCGAATTGAAATGGCATGGTGTTGGTGCGGTTGGTTGTGTGTGGTTGTGGCACATCGTACCATAAAAAAGACCCGGCATCCGCCGGGTTGCTGTCATCTTCCGTAGACTGTCAACATGCAAAGATCAGCCTGTTGACTATTCTTTGCCATGCATCTTTTCATTGCCTCTTCATTTTGTGCTCCAAATATGCAAGCAATAAATGTTAGACAAAAAAGAAAAGTTGATAACCCAGTGGTGATACATAGGGCATCAAAGGTTGACGGGTCAATGGTTCTTGATCTCATAAGTAGTTAGCGATGATGTTGGCGCGGTTGCTATAAGTCAGTCGATCCGACCTGCAACCATCAAAGGTGCGACCGCTAGGTGAGCACCAACGAAACCACCAAAAAATAAACTGACGGCTTGGCTGTTGCTGATGGTCTTAGTTGACTTGTCAAAGTTAGTCATCTGGCTGATGCCATAACCGAGGCAACCGGCAGACACAGCCATGGTGGCGACTGAGAGAGTTAAAAAAAAGTTTCGCATTGCTGGTTACGTGTGGTTGTGGAGTGGTTTTCTCTTGCACTGCCTGAGAGCTCTCCGAAACGGGTTTAGGCTGCCAGGATGCAGGTGTGACGCTGCGAGTTGTGCAAGGGCTGAGAGCGAGAAAAGTGTTTTTACTCTCAGTTCCTAGATTCTACCATTGGATGTGCCACATTTGGAAGACCCAAAGCGAAAAGAAATGTTAAGCCTGTGAGTGACAGCTGGCGACTGGCACAGGGGGAGAGGTTGCAGATCCCACGCGCAGAACACTGATACCCACACCCCGAATATATATTGGCCATTTTGTTGATTCTCAATAAAAAGCCCCTTCTTGCGAAGAGGCAAATAAGTGAGAGGGGGGAGGGTGTTGCTAATCCTGTTTCTCTTGAATCTTGATAGTTAGATCAGGAGCCTGAATATTGACGGTTTCAACGGACTCACCAATTACACGTCCAATTGAATCCAACACCTGGCTTGCAGTTTGCAATTGTCCCTTCTTGATCGCTTGATTAAATAGTTTGGTACGCATGTGCTGAAGACGCGCCAGCATATTTTCGCGATCAGACTTCCAATCTTCATCAACGAGAAGCTTTACTTCAGCCCAATCGCGCCAAGCTGTTGCATCGCTAACTTGTTCGCGCTCGGCGTGTTCATAAACGAGTGCCCTTGCGGATAACCCCTCAAGTTGCCGACGATATAAACGCCGCACACGATCCTCTTTTGCGTTATTGGAGCGGCGTTCGTCTTGAGACATGCTTGATACGACCTTTTCCAAGATCTTAACTGGTAGAAAGGCTTCTAGCCCCTATTGAAGGGGGGCAGGGGTCAAGAATCTGTGTAATGTGGCATTTATGAGTCAAAAAACCGCACCAATAGAGCTTCGCTGGGCTCAAGGCCAAGTATTTTCATGCGAAAAACGCTTCAGAGTCTTAGTAGCAGGCCGTCGCTTCGGCAAGTCGTATTTGTCTTGTGTTGAATTGGTGCGTGGAGCGATTAATCGACCTGGGGAGACATTTTTTTATTGTGCTCCGACGTATCGGATGGCAAAAGACATTGCATGGCGAGCATTAAAGAAGCTTGTGCCGAAGGTATGGATTCACAGCAAGAACGAAACTGATTTACGGATCGAGCTAATTAATGGATCAACGATCGAGTTAAAGGGAACAGAGAACGCAATGGCATTGCGGGGTCGCAGTTTGTCTGGGGTGGTATTGGATGAGGCTGCATTTATGAGTTCGGACGTATGGTTTGAGGTGATTCGACCTGCGTTAGCGGATAAGGAGGGGTGGGCATTATTTATTTCAACGCCAGACGGCACAGCTAGTTGGTTTTATGACTTGTGGTGTTATGTGCCAGAGGACGCGACGGGTTTATGGGAGAGATGGAGTTATACGACGATTGACGGCGGAAATGTTAGTAAGCATGAAGTTGAGGCAGCTCGCGCCCAGCTTGATACGAGAACATTCCGTCAAGAATTTGAGGCCAGCTTTGAGAACCTTACGGGTCTTGTCGCAATTAGCTTCAGTGATGAGAATATTTCTACAGACGCGAGGGATATAAGTATCCAGCCATTGTTGCTTGGGGTTGACTTTAACGTTGATCCAATGAGTGGTATTTGTGCGGTCAAAGACGGCGATACTTTGTATGTTTTCGACGAGATTATGCTGACTGGCGGTGCAACAACCTGGGATTTTGCCGAGGAAGTTACACGTAGATATGGTGTAGACCGAAGAATTATTGCGTGTCCAGACCCTACAGGTGGGGCCAGAAAGACCTCTGGTATTGGCGTAACGGACCACACGATTTTGCGTCGAAGCGGTTTTACCGTTCAATCACCCAAAGCGCCATGGAAAATCAGGGACAAGATCACAGCCGTCAATACAGCGTTACTTGATGCTGCTGGGACGCGAAGGACTGTAATTCATCCACGATGCAAGCAGCTAATCAAAGATTTAAGGACGTTAACTTATACGCCAAATACGGGGCTACCAAATAAGAATTTAGGAGTGGACCACGCATTTGATGCGTTCGGTTATTTAGTTTTACAACAGTTTAATTTGGCAAAACCGGAGACAATGGGCACTACGTCTTATCGGTTGTATTGAAGTTGTTACTTAACGTGCTTCCACGTCCTGCCAACGATTGCGTTCCAGGCCACTTTTTGAGATACGTCCCAAACAAGACCGCATTCAAAAGAGCTGTTGCCTTCGGCCGCGTACTTCCTCATTGCAATTACTTTGGCTTCTGTGAGCTTTGCGTTGGGGTTTTCTTCCCCTTTGAGGCGTAAACACGGCAATCTGTCTGTAATGACTTCTGGCGACTTTTTGTCTGGGGGCTGTGTGGTCACAAAGTTGTGATCGCAGTCAGGGCACTTGCGATAGCGGCGTGTCTCTTCGGGACTTTTGTTATTAACGCTGGTAATACGGGTCTTGCCCCCGCACTCTGGGCACTTCAAGGTTGGTTTTGATTGGCACGAAGGGCTAGACTAGACCAAAGCCAGCCCTCGTCATGCCCCAAGGCCCCGGAACTTACGGCACAAAGAAGGGCCGTCCACCCAAGAAAAAAAAGGGCGTGAAAAAGGGCTCTAAAAAAATGCGTTGCACCTGTGGCGACTAGAAACGAGCCCACCAATAAGGCGCTTTATAGCCGTGTCAAAGCGGCTGCAAAGCGTAAGTTCGCTGTATATCCCAGCGCCTATGCCAATGCTTGGCTGGTGCGGGAATATAAGAAGCGTGGCGGCACCTACCGAAAAGTGAGTGATGGCGGAACGAAAAAAACCAAAAAAACCAAGTAAAGCCAGCAAGCCCAAGGGTGGGCTCAGCCGTTGGTTTGACGAGAAATGGGTCGATGTAAAGACCGGAAAGCCTTGTGGCCGCTCCAAAGGTGAAGACAGAGCATATCCAGCGTGCCGACCATCAAAGCGTGTATCTGCCAAGACACCTAAGACATCAGGCGAGATGACGGCTGCAGAAAAAGCCCGGTTTAAGCGTGAAAAAACCGGTTCAAAGAAGATAAGCTATCAGCATAAACGCCGTAAATCTGCCAAGAAGAAAAATGGCTGAAAAGAAAAAGCGTAAAAAAGGACCAAATCTTAGTGTTGGCCGGGGTGAAAAACTCCCAGCAAAAAAAGGTGCAGGATTAACTGCAAAAGGCAGGGCTAAATATAATCGAGAAACCGGTTCAAACTTAAAAGCGCCTGTCACTGGCAAGCCTAAAACCAAAAAAGAAGCAGCACGCAAGAAATCTTTTTGTGCTCGCAGCAAAAGCTGGACTGGCGAACGAGGCAAAGCTGCTCGAAGAAGATGGGGTTGCAACAACTAATCAATGGTTAAAATAATGACATGACTTACTCCGTCCCAGGGCTCGTTCGGACCCATTTGGTCAGCAGCTCCTATATGGGGAGTGTTGACAGTCCATTTGTCCGAACACGGGCAGTGATTGACCAGATGAAAGGCTGGGAAATTATGAAAGCCGTGGTTTCTGGCACTGAGTATTTACGTGATAACAGCGAAGCATTCCTGCCATTAGAGCCCCGCGAAGATTATTCCGCGTATCTAGCGCGTGTAAATCGTGCTGTATTTACGCCATATACCCAACGTTTGATTCGAGCGGCAGCAGGCTTAATTTTGCGTAAGCCAATTAATATTGTTGGCGATCCATATTGGACAGAAGTTTTCAACAAAGATGTTGATGGCTGTGGTTCAGATCTAGATGAGTATGCACGTCGTCTAGTGATTTGTGCTCTGACCTATGGCCATTGCCATACGTTGGTTGATTTTCCCGCTCCAACAGAAGCCCGAAGCCTTGCAGAAGAACGTGCATTAAACCGTCGTCCATATTGGATTGAGGTTGATCCAACCAAAGTGTATGGCTGGCGTTTAGATCGTGAATCGAATTACGGCAACCTGACGCAAGTGCGTATTGGCGAGAAAGCTGTTGTCCCTGATGGCGAGTTCGGAGAAAAGGTTTATGACCAGATTCGTGTCATTGAGCCAGGTCGTTATCGCGTCTATCGGCAAGAAGAGCAAAAGAAATCGATGCAAGGGAACTTCCCATACCCCTCTTCGTTTGACCAATCAGACGCTACGGCGGAGTTTGAGCTTGTTGAGTCTGGGCCGTATTCACTTGATCAAGTCCCGCTGGTCACCATATACGCGAACAAGACGGACACGATGACAAGTCGTCCACCGTTATTAGACATTGCTCATCTAAATCTTGCTCATTTCCAGCGTCAGGCTGACTTGATTCATAGCTTGCACATCGCATCACAACCGATGCTGGTGCTTGAGGGCTGGGACGATCAGACCAAAGATATGGCGATTAGTGTGAATTATGCGATGGCGACACAGCCGGGAAACAAGGTCTATTACGTGGAGCCTGCCGCTAGTGCTTTTGAAGCGCAATCTGCGGAGATCCAAGAGTTACAGCAACAAATGGCGACGTTGGGCATCAGTACGCTTAGCCAGCAAAAATTCGTAGCTGAATCAGCTGACGCACGACGATTAGACCGTATCGACACAAATTCAATGTTGTCGATGGTTTCTATGGACCTGGAGTCAGGCTTGCAGAAGGCTTATAACCTGGCTGCTAATTACTTAGGTATTGAGCCACCTGAAGTGAAGATCAGCCGTGACTTTGACCTTCAGCGTCTTATCGGTCAAGACATTACGGCAATGGCTCAGCTGTTCCAAGACAGCATTATTGATCGCGAAGAGTTCCGCGAGATGTTGGTACAGGGTGAAATCCTGCCTACATCAGCTGAGTCGCAAGATCAGTCGATAGAGGTACAGTAGGGGCGTAACAGCCTTTGTTCTCATGGGACTTCGATTTGAGGAGATCAACCCTCCTGCAAAGAAAGAAACTGCCGCTGCCAAAAAACCAGCAGGTAAAGCAAAAGATACTAAAGTAAAAGAGTCCACTAAATCTTAAAAATGGAAGAACAAGTCATTCAGGAGACGCCAGTGGCAACTCCTGATCAGCCCGTGGCTGAGACTGCGACTTCAACTCCTGCTGTAGACGTTTCTGTTTACGAGCAACAAATTCAGGCATTAAAAAATCGTGCCAGTGAAGCCGAGGATAAATTCCAAGGCATCAAGGGCAAGCTTGATGATGTCTACAAGAAACAAGACGATCAACGTAGAAAAACGCTCGAAGACCAGGGTCAATGGAAAGACCTTTGGGAAGAGGCCAACAAAACTGCTCAAGACAAGCAACAACAAATTGCTGACCTAGAGCGTCAATTGCAAGAGCTTCGGGTTTCAAACGAAACTGCAGCGATGCAAACGTCTGCGTTGTCTGCAATTAGTCAGGCTGGAGCAATCAATGCTCAGCAAATGCTGCAATTAGTGCAGAACGGTCTTAAGAAGTCTGAAGATGGCAGCGTCAAAGTTCTTGACGGTGGCGTTGAACAAGACTTAGGTGTTTATTTAGCCAAGCTAAAAAATCCTGGTTCTGGCTTTGAACATCACTTCAAGCCAAGCACTCAAGCTGGGATGGGAGCTAAGCCTTCTACAGGGACTGCAGGTGCCGCAGGCATCGCAAATCCTTGGCTAGAGGGTAGTATTAACTTAACAAAGCAAATGGCTTTGGATGCTACTGACCCTGATCTTGCAGCTGTGCTCAGGAGAGAGGCCGGTAAATAGTCCCTGTGGGACACCATCTCAAGTCTGTGACTTGATCCACCGCAAACATTATCCCTAAATAAGAAATGGCTGCTCCATTTCAGAATTATTCCGGCGGTGTCCTACTCGCGGACATCGTAAAAAGGAATAATCTCAGCACCTATGTGTCTGAGGCCATCAAAGAGCGCAGCTTGTTTATCAAGTCTGGCGCCGTTACCCGCAATTCATTGCTTGATTCCCGCTCAGGCGGTACCCGCATTCAAGTTCCTGAGTTCAATCCTGTATCTCCAACAGAGGAGATCATGGATGGCACAGCAACTTGGGGCACCAGCACTGCTGGCTACCTGACGCCACAAAAGATTGGGACTGGCACCCAGATTGCAACCATCTGCCATCGCGGTTTCGCGTATGCCGTGGATGACATTGCAGTTTTGGCTGCTGGTGAAGATCCAATGCTTCACATCCGCAATCAGCTGGCTGATGCAATCAACAAGCTGAACAGCGCACGTCTGTTCTCACAGCTTGCTGGATTGTTTGGCACGGCACTTTCTGCTAACGCTTTGGATAAAGCTGTTGCAGCAGCATCTGGTGGTGCTGAGGCTAACTTCCTCAGTGCATCCATGGTTGCTGAAGCACGCTCCAAGCTTGGAGAGCGCGGCGAAGAGCTGGACACTCTGATTGTTCATCCTTCTGTTGCTTACTACCTGTATCAGGTAGGAATGCTGACCTTCTCTACTTCAGCACTAGCCGCTTCTGGCGCAGTGACCTGGGGTGGTGGTGGCGTAGGCATTGGCGCTCGCGAAGTTGGTGAGTTCGCAGGAATGCGAGTCGTTACCGACAGCGCAGTGAACACCGTTGCTCCTGGCACTGGTGGTCATCAGCGTGAGTTCTATTGCTACCTGACCAAAGGCGGCACCATCCTTGAGGGTGTGCAGCAAGAGCTTCGCATTGAAGCTGATCGCAACGTCCTCTCGAAGCAAGACGTGCTTTCTGTGGATTATCACAGCACCTATCACGTAATGGGTACTAAGTGGTCTGACGCTGGTGACAACCCCACCAACGCCAACCTGGCTACCGCTAACAAGTGGGCCGCCACTTATGACGTTGATCTGATCCCTATGGTTCAGTTGACCGTCAACTCTCCGTTGGATACCACAACCATCTGATCTTGATCAGAGCAAAGGCCCTACCATTAGGTGGGGCCACCTTATTATTGCCTTATGGCTGCCACGATCAACGCCACACTTAAAAGCGCAACAGCCAACAGCTTTGTGACGTTGGCAGAAGCAGACGCGTATTTTGAAACCGTTCCAAGCTCAACGCAGTGGGACAACAAACAAGACGACAGCAAAAACCGCGCTTTGATCTCAGCTACAAGCTGGATCGATACATTGAATTTCTATGGTGATCGTTGCGATTCAAGCCAAGCCTTAAGTTGGCCCCGCAATAATTATCATGTCGATCGCGTAGAACTGACCTGTTCCGCGATCCCAAACGCAATTAAAAAAGCTACATATCTACTAGCGTTTGAGCTGGCTAATGACACGGACGCGATTACAGGGAATACCGGCGATAAGGGGTTATACGAAGAAGTCGAACTCGGAGACCTTAAGGTCAAGTACAACACTGCTAGTCAAGCTACTGGAACTGTCAATAACGTATTCGACGTTTACCCTTGGCTGCAGTCTTATCTTGGTGCTTATTGTCTTGGAGGTTCTGGCTCTTATCAAGTTCGTATGGTGAGGGGTTGAAATGTCACTTGTAGACAGCACTTTTAAGTCAATCCCTAAAGATCTACTAGACGAATGGGGCCAAGACATCACGCTTGTTAAAACGACAACGCCACGCACTTACGACCCAGCAACAGGTGCTGTGACTGGTGCGGATACATCAGTTGTGTTGAAGGGTTTGATTTCTAATGTTTCAGCAAGAGAAAGCGAAGGGCTTTACCAAACAACTGACATCAAGGTGATTATTGGTGGTGACGAGTTGGGTTCTTACTATCCAACTGAAGCCGACCGTATCCAGTATTCACAAGCTGGTGTGACAAGAGAAGCGAAGATTTTAAATGTGTTGAGTCTTCGGGGTGAAGATCCCTTGCTCCACACAATTGTTGCGAGGCCCCAGTAATGGCAAAAAATCAATTTATAAAGTTGATTGAAAACTTAGATCGACTTGGATCTTCTTTGGTGTTGTCTGGCCCATCAAGGGCGGCACAAAGAACTATTAGAGAGTTGCAGCAAGAAGGACCAAGCTGGACAGGTAAATTCTCAAATTCATATCAAATCGAAACACCTGATGGCCGTATGTACAAAGGTGATGGTCAGCCTGGAGAGCCAAGACCTATCAAACTTCCTGTTGGCGTGTTAACAGGCCGCCAAAACCTTCGAGGTTCTCTGCCAATTAAAGACAGAGCGGTAACAACAATTTCAAATTTTTCTGAGTATGCAGCTGAAGCGACTGACGTTATAGAAAGCGGATTCTTCCGCCCAACTGAAGAGCCAACTACAGCTTTAGGTCAAAGGAAGTTTCGTGAAGGTGACGGCGGTCGTCCCAGGACAGAAAGCAGCTTTAACGCTGAAACAGGAGTAAAAACAGGTACTGCAATGCAACTTCCTTCATATCGCGGTGAAGTTGGTGGTGGTCCAGAAGACCGTGAGTCCAGTGCAACTGCTGATCTTGACTGGTTTGCGATGTATGTTGAAGGGGGTGGATTAGATCGTGCGGTTGCAATTGAAATGGATGATCTGTTTACTGAGTTATGAACTACCAAGCCATTCGAGCTGCTGTTGAAAGTCCTCTTTTGACGGCTTTCAACAATCTTTCACCAGCAGTACCAGTCTTTTTTGACAACATCACTGCTGCCCCAGCAAACACGACGACAGAGTACGTCCGAATAAATATTGCTTTTGGGTTAACAACAGAAGTGACGATTACGGGCAATCTTGATTATCCGCGAGGCACTGTTGTCATCCGTGTTTACAGCGAAAAAGGCCAAGGCCCTGCAAGAAACCAAACGCTTTTAGACACTGCAATCACAACGCTTTTAGCGTTACCTGCTTCAACACGGGACGGTTCAGGGGTATATTTGCGCCCTGGTGCGATAAACGGGCCAACGTTTTCAGCAACCGAATCCAGTCCTCACATGATGGGACGTATAACAACGTCTTTCGTTGCAGAAGAGCAGGATTAGAACTTTCACTGTTGACACGCTAAGCTGTATGAGTCCGGGTTTCGCCCGTAAGTCCACCATTCTCAGTACCACGAATGGCTACCGTCCTTTCGGGCACCTCTGGAGCCCTTTATTACAAGCCAGCTGGCACATCTGGAACCTTTAAGGCTGCAGATGTCACCAACGCGAGCAATTCCATCAACGTTGGAACGTTCCTCAATTTCAAAGTAAACGACAAAGTTTCGTTTACTGCTGGCGGGGGCACTCTCCCCGGCGGCTTGGCTGCAGGAACTCCCGTCTTCGTCTTGACCTACACGGCTTCTACCGGAGCAGCCACATTCGCTGCCACGGCAGGTGGTAGTGAGCTTGCTTTGTCAGACGACGGGACTGATGGCACCAGTGCTTTCGGCATTAATTACACCGAGTTTCAATCAGTGGCAAACGTCCGCTCTTGGAACTTTGAGGTAACCCGAGATGAAATCGATGTGACAAGCATCGGTGGCACTTTGGGTCAAAGCGCACCATTCCGAACCTTTATCTCTGGTTTTGCGGATGGCACAGGTTCAGCTGAGGTTTACTTCACTGATGACGACACCGGTATTTCGGCTCGTTTGATTGAAGACGTTACCCAGCGCAATCAAGCTGGTGCAACCTTCAAGTTGTATATGGACGCAGTTGTGTCAGCTGGTACGCCAGACGAAGCAGCTAGCCGTTCCATTTCGATGGAAGCAGTGCTGACTTCTGCAAGTTTCTCAGTAACGCCAGACGATGCTCAGGCGATTTCTATTAACTTCCGCCCAACGGTAGCTCCTACATTCGACTTCGCTAAGAGCTGATAGTCGATTGACGATAAACAAACCCCTGACATTGTTAGGGGTTTTTTTAATGCTAGTGTAGTGGCACAATCAGTTTTAACTCATGGCATTACGCGCCATTGATCGTCTTAAGAAAGCCGCAAATTTAGAGGCAACAAAAAGAGTAGTTACTCTCTCAGATAAGACTGAGTTTGAGATGTGGGTAAAGCCTTTGACGATGGCAGAGCGTGAGCGTGCTCAAAAACGTGCTGGATCGGATGACGCCAATGCGTTTGCTTTGCAGCTGCTGATCACCAAGGCTAAGGACGAGATGGGTGAATCCTTGTTCTTGGCTGGTGAAGTCGATGTACTTAAGAACGAAGTAAAGGATAAGGATTTGCAATCCTTGATGCTGGCAATTTTGACTGATGACGAAGAAGAGGCCATCGACCCAAAAGCCTAGAAGCCGAGCTTCAGAAGGACAACTGGCTCATGCTGCAATTTGGTGTTGCCAAAGAGCTTGGCATGAGCTTGTCTGAAGTTCGCACCACAATGACGCAAGAGGAGTTGCTTGGTTGGAGCGCCTATTTTGGCGTGATCAATGCAGAGCAGAAGAAAGAAATGGATAAGGCGCGGCGTAGGCGTTAAACTTAGGCATCGCAGTGCGCTGAAACCGTCGTGGCCTATAGAGCTGAGATTGAAATTGGCATAAGGGGTGCAGCGCGTTTAAAAGACTTGCAAAACAGATTAAAAAATTTAGCAACGTTAATAGACGAAAACAATAAAAAACCATTATTTGACAGAGTCGCTGTACAAAGTGTAAGTCAGTACACTGACGCTTTATCTTTAGCCAAAAGAGAGTTAGACCAAGTACAAATTGAGCTTGATTCTGCGGGAAAAGCGACAGGTCTGTATGCGAACGCTATAAAAGAAGTTGTAACTGCTCAGGTTAGTTTCAATGAAGTAAGTAAACTTACTAGCCGACAGCTTAGAGAAGAGGTTGATAGCAGAGGCGCTGCAGCAAAGGCTATTCGTGATCAGGTTGAAGCAAATATAGAACTGTCTAGGGCAAGTAGAGAAGCAAGCAATTTTGGTGCTGGTCGCGATCCGGTAGCTAAATCTATAGCTAGACGACGCAGGAAGCTAGCAGGCGATCCAAGCGCATATGCCGGACCTATAGGCCCTGCTCTGTCCGGGCTTCAAGGGCAAAGCTCTCCTGTAGCTGAGCGACTTTCGCGGCAACTGCGTGATCAAGCAAAACTTAAGGCTTCTCTTCTCGCTCTTGACGAAAAATCAGTTGCAGCTGCGCGAGAAAGATTAAATCTATCGACCCAGCTGAAAGAGGAATTAAATGATATAAAAGTTGCTGCTAAGATTGGCCCTCGGGAACCAGAAGGTTTTAGTAAGGCGGCAGGCCAAAGGAAGGTTGATGACAGTGTCAGAAGACAGCAAATAATGAAAGAGGGGGCTGAGTTTGCTGCACAGCAAGAAGCTAACAGAAAAGCAACCATTGAAAGCTACAACAAAGTAGCTCAATTTGCTAAAAAGAATGAAGCGACAGTTTTTGGAATTCGGGCTAAAAATATACGGAGATCCTTAGATCTTGAGTTTGACAAGATAGCCAAGCAAGCAGCAGCTGAGGGCAAGGCTGCTGACAAGCTGATTGCAAAACGTATTTCTGATAACAGAAAAGCTGAAGCAGATTTTGACAAGAGGCTAGACCGAGAAATTAAGGCCAAAATAAAAGCAGCTAACGACGTAAAAAGAGCTGAAAAAAGAATTGCTAATGAGGACTCTGGAAGAACTGCTGCAAGCAAGAAAAGGCGTAATGACGCGATTAGCAGTGGACTTATTGGTGGGGCGTTTCCCCTGCTGTTTGGGCAAGGCGGTGGTGCGGCAATTGGTGGCGGCATAGGTGGCTTTGCTGGCGGCATGATTGGCGGCCAGATGGGCTTTGCTCTGTCTCTAGTCGGTACTCAGTTCGGAGCTTTTGCCGATCAGATTGTTGCAGGCAGTGCAACACTCGGCCAAGCACTTAACCCGCTTACGGCTGATATTGAAGCTTTAGCTGACGCCGCAGGCTTTGCTGGAACTGAAACTGGTGCGGCTCTGCAGGCCATAGAACAACTTGGTACGCAGCAGCAGGCTCTTGAGGCTGCAACTGCACTTCTAGCGGCAACTGTTGGGAACGAAGGCGTAGATGCCCTTAATAGTTTTGGTGCAGAAACTGCAGATCTGGGGAATGAATTTGCAAGAGCTATGACGCAAATGCAATCAGCAGCAGCCAGATTCTTTGCAGGCATTCCAGGGTTTATAGCAAACGCACTTAAAGCCGGAAACGATCTACAAGCTGGCTTAAATTTAGACACTCCAGAGGCGAGAGAACTCCAAGAAAGGAGAAATGAGCTGACAGGCGTTGACACTGTTGGAGCGGCAGGTGGGATGGGTGGTTTATCTGCAAAAGATATGAAAGAGTTAGTAGCTATTAACAAAAGATTAACAGAGCTTGGGCAAGAAAGAACTGCAGAGGCACAAAGACAAGCTAAGTTAACTGCTGAGGAGCTGCAACACAAAACTCTTCTGCAACAACTTGGGGTAAAAGACTCAAAACTTCAAGAAATAGAGGCAAAATTAGCTGGGACAAAAGCAGACTATACAAACGAAAATTTTGTTAACTTAACCAGACAAGCAATAATTAGAGAAGCCGACCTTAAGCGAGAAAAAGCACTAGAGACTGTAGGCAGAGACGAAAATGGCAATATAAAAGACCGCGCAGCACTTCTTATAAAGAACGGACAAATTACGCAAGCTTCCATCTCGCAGCAAGCAGATCTTACTTTAAAAGTTAATAAAGCTCTTGAATCGAGAGATAAAAAATTAGCCCGGGAAACGTCAAGAACTGATAAGCAGACCGAGCAATCCCGTGCTCTTACCTCCAGCTTGGAGCGGCAGTTAGCCCAAAGCAAAGTAGCAGGCACTGAGCAAGCTAAAAAACTTGCAATAGAACAAAAGTATGAACAAACTTTAGAAAGAATTGCCAAACTAAAAGACCAAAGTGAAGCGCCCGAACAAAGAAAATTAGCTAATCAAATCAAAACAAACGCTGAAGCAAAGCTTGCGTTTGACCAAGAACAGAAACGTGCAAAAGCCCTTAGAGACGCAGTCGCTCCACTAAAACAAATCCAAGAAAGCCAAGCCGCAAACCTTGCTTCTTCCAAGGAATACAACCGCCTAATTATGGAAGGCGTGCTTCCCGCTGAAGCAAAGAGGATTGTTGAATACAACAAGCAAGCTGCTGCGTTGATACTGCAAAAAAATGAGTTAATCGAAATCGAAAAAGCAAAATTGCTTTCGCTTGATATAGACAGCGAACAGGCCAAGGCTCTCAGGCAGCGAATAGATGATTTAAAAGAAGAAAGGGGTTTGATCGAGAGCAAGGCAGCTGAAGGGCCTGGTAAAGGTAAGACGCCGGAAGAAAGAATTAAAGATCAAATCGCTGTAATTCAAGGCGGCTTGAATGACCTGCTTGATCCAACTAACCAAATAATTGAGTTGTCAACTCAGATTGGTGATGCGTTCTCTGAATCGTTCAAGGGAATTATTGACGGAAGTATGAGCGCCCGTGAAGCGTTAGCGAATCTGTTCCAAAGGACAGCAGATCATTTCCTAGACATGGCTACACAAATAATTGCAGCTCAGCTAAAAATGCAGTTATTAAATATCGGATTGAGCTTCTTTGGTGGCGGTGGCTATCCCTTAGTGCCTTCTGCCGCACCAAAAACTGGCGATGCCGCTATGTCTACATTGACCAATTTTCTGAGTGGACGAGCGAACGGCGGTCCTGTTTCGGGCAGTACGCCATACATGGTTGGCGAAAAAGGCCCTGAGCTATTCGTTCCAAACACTTCTGGCAACATCGTTCCAAATAACAAGCTTGGTGGAGGTGGCAGCACAAACGTTGTCGTTAACGTTGACGCCAAAGACAGTTCTGCTTCAGGCGACACTGGTACGGGCAAAGAGCTTGGAAGGTTGATTGGAGCGGCTGTGCAGGCAGAATTGGTCAAACAGCAACGACCTGGAGGCTTGTTGTCCTAATGAGTGCTTTCCCCGATTTTGATCCCGCACCAGGGATGACAAAACAAAGCGCACCACAAGTGCGTGTTGCTCAGTTTGGGAGCGGTTACAGCCAGCGTTCAACGTTTGGCATCAACCAAAATCCAAAGATCTATAACCTGACCTTTCGTGTGTCAGAAACAGAAGCTGACACGATCGAAGATTTTCTTGATGCGAGAGGCGGCGTAGAAAAATTTACCTACACTCCACCCGGCGAAGCGACCGTCAGTAAATTTATCTGTAAGCAATGGACCAAGACGATTTCATTTATTGATCGAGCGGAAATTTCTGCAACATTTGAGCAGGTATTTGAAGCATGACGACAACACCTGATGCAGTCGAAAGGGAGCTTTATTCTCTAGAGCCATCCGCAATTATTGAACTATTTGAGCTGCATCTAACTGCAGCTGTAAATGGCGTGGATTTAGTTTATTACTACCATGCTGGAACGAATGAGTTATCACAAGACATCGTATTTGATAATGTGACATATGCTGCTGTGCCAATTGAGGTTGAGGGGTTTGCAGTGACGACAAAGGGCACATTGCCCCGTCCTACGATGACAATCGCCAATGCAAACGGAGCAATTAGTGCTTTGCTTGGTGCGTACAACCCATTGCAGGCAGAGGTTAGGAGAATCAGGACGTGTAAAAAATTTCTTGATGCCACCAATTTTGCAAGCGGTAGCAACCCAACGGCTGACCCTACAGCTATTTTTAACGGCGGCTATGAGTCTTGGTACATCGACCGTGTTGCAACTGAAAACCCACAGGTAGTTCAGTTTGAGTTAATTGGCAAGCTTGACCTTACAAATCTGCGTTTACCTGGAAGGCAAGTGGTCGAGCATTGTCAGTGGAAGTACAAAGGCGCTGAGTGTGGTTACAAACCAGGCAAGATGTTTGATTTGCAAAATAATGAAGTGACCAACGCATCACAGGACCAATGCGCCAAGAACATAAGAGCTTGTGAGCTTCGATACCCCAAAGGCGAAGGCATTGGCCCCAAGAATGATTTACTGCCATTTGGAGGCTTCCCAGGTGCTCGACTTCAGGTTTGACGCGGAGCGACACGCGGAACGTTGTAGCCCTCATGAAGCGTGTGGTGTTGTTGTCGATGGCAAGTATTGGCCTTGCCGGAATGTTGCGGATGACCCTTGTCTGGATTTTGTCATTGACGCCAGAGATTATGCGACCGCAGCTTTATATGGATCGATTGAAGCTATCGTTCATTCGCATCCTGAAGGCGGACCAGCCAGCGAAGCTGATAAGCGGGCTTGTACTGGAACGAAAGTTCCGTGGCATATTTGGAGCGTGCCAGGTAAACAATGGTCAACTATCGAACCCTGATCGGCAGGCAGTGGGAGTACGGCAAGTTTGATTGCTTTACGTTGATACGCGATTGGTTTGGCTTGCAAGGTGTTGCCCTGCCTGACTTTGCGCGTCCTGATGATTTAGAAACCTGTGACAGCATTTTTCTTGAACAAGCCAAGGCAATTGGCTTTGAGCAAGTTGAGTATGTAAAGAGAAAACCGGGTGACGTGTTGATCATGCGCCTTGGAACGGCAACACCAATGCACGCTGCGATCTTGCTGCCAGACGAGCGAATTTTGCATCAACGCCAGGATTCCTTGAGTGCGGTGGAACCGTTTGGGCGGTACTATGTCTCAAGAGTGGCGGCTGTTTTCCGATATGCAGCAGACCGTTAGGTTGCTAAATGACTTGGGCGAGCGTTACGGCTCTGAGCATAAGTATTTTGACTTGCGATCCCCTGCAGAAGCAATCAAGTTGCTGTGCATCAATAAGCCTGAGTTTGCAAAAGAATTAGCAGAAGCGCATAAGTACGGGATTGCGTACACCTTGGTGCAAGCGGATGAATTTTTGGATTATGACGATTTGCATTTGCCATTAGGCAAAAATGATCTGATTTTGACGCCTGTAGTTGCAGGTAGTGGTGGCGGGGTAGGAAAAGTTTTGCTTGGTATTGGCATAATTGCGTTTGCTGTAGTTACAGCTGGCGCAGGTTTAGTGCCTGGACTTGGTTTGGGCTTTGGCCTATCTACAGCTATATCGATCGGTGCAGTCGGTGCCAGCCTTGTCCTTAGCGGCATTGCAGACATAATTGCACCGCAACCAGTTATCCCAACACTTAAAGACAGAACAAAACCAGGGCAAAACACAAACGCCACAGGCCCGCAAGGGGTTTCACGCGCCACATCAGGCGTGCAGTCTTATGCTTTCTCAGGTCCAGCTAACACCGTAGGTGTTGGAGCGACAATTCCTATTGTCTATGGCAAAGTGCTGATCGGCAGTCACTTGCTTTCCTCAGAAGTTAGCGTTGCAAGCGAAAGTGATCCAACCAGCTCATATTTTACTGCCCCAGGCAGTTCTTCGATTACAGTTAACAGTGAGCCAGTAAAATATAAATTTGCTTCTTTAAATGGCTTTAGAACAAGAAGGTATCAAAGCAGCCAGGTCCGCATTGAAGACGATGGAGACCGAAGAAAAGCTCCTAACGAGTCAATACTTTTTAGGAACAACGACGTATTCAAGATTGGCGGTTTAAAGGATTACGGAAACAGTAACGATAACCGTAAGAACTTGCAAATTTTACTTGAGATTGATAATGGATTTTACAGAAAAATAGGAAGTAAAAATGTCCCTGCTTTCTTGACTTATGAAATAACAGTTGAAAAAAATAAATATTCAGGAAAGTCGCCTGTCTTTGCAAGAGTGCGTGGAACAATTCAGGGTTTACTAAGATCAACAGATGATTATAAGTGGGCTCATGCGATTACTTACGGAGTAGGCGGCAAAGAAGATGGCGATACTGAGGTAGAGGTAAGGTTCCGCATCATTAATTTTGATGCTAGGGACAATCAAAGAATTAGAATACGAGGTGTGGGCTACGACCACTTTAGAGACAATGATGAAAATCGTACCGAAGATCTTTCTGATTCTTAGCCATGGGACTTAACTCAGCCTCTGTCATAAAGATTGTTGATCTTCTGTGTGAAGGTCCGATTGAAGGTGTTGAAGATGCTCGGAAAGGCGTTTATTTGGACGAATCACCGTTGCAAGCACAGTCAGGTGAAGATCTTGTTGATAAAGATCTTGTTACATTTGACAGCAACAAAGGCGGTCGTGAGCCAAGTTATTTACCGCAACTGAAAGGCGGAGAATTAAACACTGTTATCGACGTTAGTAAAGAAATCGGCACTGGGTACACAGAGATTTTGAACGATGATGGAACGGAAGTAAGGGAACGAAATTACGGCAGTGGGCAACAAACAGTTCAGATTACTGACCCTGACACAGACAGCATAGATTTAATTTTTACAATCCCAAGATTATTTTCCAGCGCCCAAGAAGGTTTGGTGAAAGGACAGCTTTTTGATGCTCGGGTTTTCTTTGATGTATTTATTCAATCCGTAGGCAGCGGAACAAGCTTTAAAAGGATTAAAGTTGCTGATGTTGATGAAGTTAGCGAAGCCTTCCGAAACAATGGTGGCCCTGAAGTTTTTTATATTGAAGGAATCAGCACTACTGCTTATCAATTCAAAATAAGCGGCATTGAGCTTGAAGGGAAAGCCCCTTGGAACGTAAAGGTCACAAAGTATCCGCAGGCAAAGTATCAGGGAGACATCTCTCATACTCGCTCAGATGCTGCTGATGTAGACCAAGACATTTTTCGTGCTACTTATCAAGAGTTTGAAGACCTTTCAAAAACTACTCCTTTGAAAAGCGGTCGCGCCAACACTTTGTTTTGGACTTCAGTTGTTGCAACGATAAAAGACAGGACTGCAAATTCTTTTTGTGCGACTGTAGGGATGGACATTTCTACCGAAGAATTTCAAAGTTTGCCCACTAGAGCGTATCTAGTTAAAGGCAAAAAAGTTCTTGTCCCGTCAAATGCCGTACCAAGAGAGGATGGCAGCTTGGAGTTTATTGGATCGTTTGACGGCAGCTTGGGCGAGGCAGTTTGGACAACATGCCCCGTTTGCATTTTCTACGATCTTATGACTAACAAGCGTTTCGGCGCTGGTAATTTTGTCGAAGCAAGCAACTTAAGTTGGGTTGACCTGTACCCTCTCGCTCAATATTCAAATCAACTTATTGACGGAGAACCAAGATTTGCTTGCAACGTCGCAGTTTCGTCTCAAGTAGAAGCTTTTACAATCTTCCAAGACTTTGCCAGCGTCTTTAGAGGCATGATGTACTGGCAGTCAAACACTATCCAGTTGACTGCAGACCACGGAAATTTAGATAGTTCTATCGTTGATCCAGTTCATATTTTTTCCAACTCAAACGTAATCAATGGGGTTTTTAACTACAGCGGGTCTTCGTTAAAAACACGCAGCACTAGCATCAGGATTCGTTACATCGACCCTGACAACTTCTATAAACCCAACATTCTTGTTGTTGAAGACGCAGAGCTTATTACTAAATACGGCTATCAAGTCAAAGATGTTTTGGCTTTTGGCTGCACATCTAAAAACCAAGCTCGGCGGCTGGGACGTTGGATGATGAAATCAGAAGAGCTAGACTCCAATACCGTTACGTTTGCTGTTGGCCTTGATGGGGCGTTGGTTTTTCCCGGGCAGGTCTTTGCTATTCAGGATGAGCTGCGTGCCGCAAAACGGTTGTCTGGAAGGATTAACTACTCAACACCAACCAGCATTGTCGCTGATCAGTCAATTACGTTGCCAGCTGGGGCTAACCCAATGCTGACTTGTATTCTCAACGATGGAACGGTTGAAAGCAGATCAATAGCCAGCACTAGCGGCACTACCATCACGGTTGAGTCTGCATTTAGCTCATTGCCTTTGGAGCAAGCTGTTTATTCAATCAGTACCACGGAAGTAAACGAGCAAAAGTTTCGGTGTCTTTCAGTGAGTGATAATGCTGATGGAACGTTTGCTGTTGTCGCCGTGCAGTTTAATGACAGCATTTATGGCACTGCTGACGCTGGGGGAGAGCTGGAGTTCAAAGACGTTACTACCGTAGATAAAAAGCCACCGATGCCCGTAATCTGATGCCAATTGATTTTCAGTTGATTGAAAAAGACGGCGGTGTGACCAACCGCGCAGTTACCTCTTGGGAGCGAGGCGAAGGCGGTTTTACCGCTTCGTTTGACGTAAAACACCGTATTAACAGAAATAGCTTTGAAATTTTTAATACTACGTCAACAAGTTTTAGCGTTGATGGTATCAAGCCTGGAACAACTTTTGAAGTACAGGTAAGAGCTGTTGGCGTTGGTTTCCCTCCTAAAACATCTAAATATGTAAGAGCAACAGCGATTGCCCCTGGCTTACCGAAGCAAATTCCCGGCAATCCTGACGACACAATTGGTGGCGCTATCCCTAATGTTTCTTCCTTGTCTTTAGCTCCCGTTGATGATAAACGGGCAGTTCTTCAGTGGGTTTCGCCAGTCAATGCAAGGCTCAATAACTTAATTGCTATTGTTCGCCATTCGCGAAAGACAGATGGCACTGGAACGTATGCAGACTCTACAAAGCTTATAGATGTTCCCGTTCAATTAAATCAAGTCACCGTTCCTCTTTTAAATGGCGAGTATCTAATAAAACTTAAGGATCAAACGACTAAGCGTTTAAGCGAAACTGCCGTCAGCGTTGTGGTCAACAACCCTGATTTTTCGCCGGGTCTTATAACCCTTAATATTCGCGAAGATTTAAGCGAACCACCGTTTAGTAGTGGCAGTTACAAGCGTGGCGTTTTTTATAGCGACGTGTACGGCGGCTTGATTTTAGATGGAGACGCCTTGTGGGACAGAGATGTTCCTGGCAATATTGACGACTTAACCGAGATTGATTTTATTGGCACTCGCAATTTTAGTGGCGAGTACGAATTTAGTTCAGTTTTGGATTTAGGTGGAAAATTCCAGGTGTCTCTTGACAGGGTGCTTGGCAACCGTGGCTTGTACCCAAGTGACTTGATTGACGATAGAGCTGAGTTGCTGGACAGCTGGACTGATTTTAACGGGTTTCTTGCCGAAGATACGTCTGCAACTATGTATTTTCGTTCCAGTGATGAGGGAATAAGTCAAGACGCCATACTTTTAGATTCCATATATGAAAATGGTGTACTCGTTGAGGGTGTTCCCTTTGAGCTGGAAGATGGTTCATCTTTATTGCAAGAACTGTCAACCGTGTTTACAGCATGGAGGGTTCTGGATCGCAACACGTTTGTTGGTCGCACGTTCCAGTTCAAAGTAGAGCTTGAGACCGATCACGTTGATCAGACGCCAATCGTTGACGAGTTGGGAGTCACGGTAACGATTCCTTCGCGAGTAGAAAACGGATCTTTGCAGGTTTCTGGAGCGGCAGCCAAGGCGGTGACGTTTGCAAATGCGTTTTATGAAGCGCCTTCAGTCGGGATAACCGCTTTCAATCTGCTCAGTGGGGACTATTATGAGATTACATCCGTAACACGCACTGGTTTTACGGTCCATTTCAAAGATTCCAGCAATCTGTCGGTGGATCGAAATTTTCAGTATGTTGCAGCGGGCTTTGGCTCTGAACAGACTTAAAAATGGCAACGCACGATTACGTCATCGCCAACCAAAGCGGTAGTTTTTTTCGCGCTGACCTGAATGGGGCTTTAGGCGCTATTGTCACGCAAAACAGCAGTAGCACTGAGCCTGGAACGAAATACCCTTATCAATATTGGGTTGATACAAGCACAACACCTGCCTTACTAAAACAAAGAAACGCTGCAAACACTGCATGGATCACGCTTGCAGAAGTTGATGGTCAGCAGCTTTTAGGCAATGGAACAACGTCTAAACCTGCAATTGCATTTGTTAGCGATGTAAACACTGGCTTATACAGGGCTGCAGCTGACGAAGTTGGAATTGTTACTGGTGGAACGGAGCGCGTCCGCGTTGATTCCAGCGGTCGATTGGGTGTAGGCACCACAGATCCTACAAAACTTTTAGAAGTTAGTGACAATAACCCCATAATTCGTTTAAAAGACACCGACACCAGCTTGGGTGACGCGCAACAAAGTTCTGCTATTGAGTTTTATCAAAGCGACAGCAGTGGCGCAGGTATTGGCGCTGCAATTGTTGCTACCGCTGAAGGTACAACCGGTGAGTTGGCACTGACTTTGCACTCAGGGTCCGGCACTGAAGCAATAAGGATAGACGCTCAAGGCCACGTAGGTATTGGGCTAACAAACCCTAGTAGTTTTAAAACTAATGCAGACGATTTAGTTGTCGGTGACCTTTCTGATGGCGATGGTCATGGCATAACTATTGCTTGCAGCGCAACAAACACTGGGCGCATTTGTTTTGCTGATGGCACATCAGAAACGGACGAACAACGCGGGATGTTGGCTTATACG